CGGTAAGTACAACAAAAAATATGAGTACGCTGTCGAGGCCATCGATTATACCCACGCCAACCATAATGGCTATAGCGACACAACACCATTTGAGATCGTGCGTGTTGTCTCAGACAAAACAATCGAACTGCGCGCTATGACTTCTGAACTCGCATCCGACTGGAAGCCAGAAATTGTTGCTGGTGGGTTCTCTGGACATTGCACAAACAATGGCAACCAGAGCGAAGCATGGGTCATCAAGTCAGACCCAGAAGGCTACAAAGTTCGCGCCCGTCTTCAGAAGGATGGCTCTTGGAAAAGCAGCCACGGACGCCACAGCCTTCATACTGCGGCTATCAAGCACTACGATTATAACTTCTAATCAAAAGGGGCTTCGGCCCCGCCACTACCTCTTAGAAAGGACTACACCATGAAAACATTTATTGCATATTCACCGCGCCTTCACCGCAGTCATGAAATCAAGGCTGATTATTATGTTGAAGGGAATAACCTTGCAGGCATACCGACATTTACATTCTATCGTAATGATAAAAAAATATCAGCGGTAGAGACTGAGTATTTTAAGGTGAGGGAAGTCACGGAATTTAATTAACTAGAAGGGGGGATAAACCCCCCTCTTTCTTTTGAGGAGAAGCACAATGGACAAGCAAGATAAAATTATATTAATTGTTTTCACTATTATCTTAGTGATAGCTGGATTAAACATCGACAAATTTATGGTGATTTAAGACTTGTATGATAGCCTACTTTTTTCATGTAACTTTTCGAGTTCAGTTTTTCTGGCCTCTTTAAGTTGCTCCAAAATAGCCTCACATATATAAGCCTCGACCACCTGAAATGCTTCATCAAGCTCTTCATCTTTTCCTTTAAGATTTAGAGTTTGATAAGCCTTCAACCCTAGAACCATATCATCAGCCCAATTTTCATTTACAATTTTTCCCAGTTCGGAAAATTGTTGTAGTGATGCAATCATTTTCATTAGATTATCTGAGGCTCAACGCTCACTAGCCATTCTAATTAATTGATTTTCCATCAGCTTCAAACTCTCCATAAGCGGATTTTCCCTCATCTTCAGGGTCTCCAGTGGTTCCTGTCGGCGTGTCTGATCCATTGAGAGGGAATAGATTAGCGGCAATAAACACCTCATCGCCACCATCGATAGGCTCAAGCCCTAGTCGATCCCTAGCTTCATTCCTTGAAATAATGCCCTCTTTTACCGCTGAAACAACATTCTCATATACCCTACGCCTTCTCTCAGTCATCGCTGGGATGCTATCCAGATCATATTTTATTGTAATATTATCTCCAAATGCTGGAGCTAACCACTCATTTAAATCACTGCAAACCCGCATTGCTAGAGGAATAATAGTCTCTTCGTAAAGAGCAAGCCTAGCCTCTTGAACATTCGCATATGTTTGGCTGTCTGGTATCCCAATAAGCTGAGAAGGTACGCCGAAACACAGAGCAATGTCTTTAGCCGCCATATGTTTATTCTGGAGGAAGTCCATATCCCTTGGAGACATTCCCATTTCTTTCCAATCAAAATCTCCCTCCAGCAACATAGGTTTCCCGCTGTTATCTGGCCCAGACATTCTATTGTGAAGATCGTCTTGTATTTGTTTTCTCTGACCATCCGTAAGGTTGATCATATTTCCAGACGTATCTTTTGGTTTGAAAATAACAGCACCAGATGGCCTAGCGCCGTTTGTCAGTAGTGCAATATTATGTTTTGCAATCAGATTATGTTGATCAACATCAATAGAAGCCGCCATGAGTGGAGATAAACCAAGATAATCGTCTAGTGGGTTCCAGAATTTAAAATGCTTAACCTCTGAGTTACCATTTATAGGATCAGCCTCATATTTCTTAACAACTTTTCCATTGAGTTTGTAATTATATCCCTGTGGAACTTGCGTATTACTGGGGATTACTTCAATTCGATCTGGCCTTAACAGATGTAATTCCTTTGGAACCCCATTGACCTCAGATGATACAGCGTAACTATTCCCAGAAAGTAGCAAGAATGAATAAAGTGCCTGAAAATATTCGTTCCCAGCTTGCATATTGTTTGGACGCTTTAAAAGATCACATAAAGGGTGGTAAATTATCTCATCGTCACCTTGGAAAACCTTGAAGTTTATCGCCGCCGCACCATTAGCTATTTCGTTAACGCACCTATAAACGATTGCATTATACATATAGCCCTCAGTTGCATATGCTTTGAAATTGTCCCGTCTATCATGGAATGGACTTGCCCCCTGCATATAAACCCTTGGTGCTTCCTTGGTCTCTATATTTGGGCTAAATCTGCTTTTAAAGTTATCAAAAAAAGATGCCATTAACTAATTCTCCAAAATGCTTCGCCTGTCGATTGGGACAAGTCCGTAACGGCCCAAACTAGGGCATCTAATCTGTCTGGTGACACATTGCCCCGACCATTGTAAAAAACCATCTGCTCCTCAAGCTCTGGGAACTTTCCAGCGTGATATACTTTATCGCTCTCATATAACGCCGCGATGGGTTCTGCTCTTAACATTTTTCCTCTTGTAGCCCTAACTGAGCGATATGAAACATTCTTATCTGTATTTCTTAACAGATTTTCAACTAGATCGCCACCATTATTGACTTCAGCTATAATTCTGTCTGCTTGATATGTATGATATTTAGAAACTGACCTTCGTATCCACTGATCGGGAGTACCCCTGATAGAACAATCCTCCAGAATATAATACTTATCATCATGCGCTGAACGACCAGCAACAATAATGCCAGTTTCATCTGAATTTGCGTTTCCTGTTACTGATGGGTCTATGGCAACTACAATTCTTGAAAAATCTGGAAGCTCATCAGGGCTAACTCTACACTTTTCTATTAATTCCCCATTCCATAAAGAGCCTTCGATCTCTTTCATATAATCACCAAGCCATATGTGATTGTATTTCAGAACATTATTAGATCGAGATCTTATCGCCATTTCTTTTGTTGCTTTATTCACAAATGGATTTTGAAGATAGTTTACATGAACAAGAACAGCGTTTTCATTATCTTTAAATATTTGCTCAACGGGATCAGTATCTAGATTAGGGTTCCAGCTAAACCAAAGCTCTGAACCATCCTTTCTAATGGTGGGGTCTAATAGCTCTAAAGACCTGTTTGACATTGATTGAGCTTCCTCGACCCAAGCAATATCAAAACCCTCAAGAGACTTAACGCTCTCCGCTGTATGATCTTGCATCCCTTGGAAGATCACTATTCCTGAACCATTGAGGGCCATTATTCTATTTTTCTGGATTTCAAACTGATTGCCCAAACCCATCACTTCGATCTTATCTTTCAATAATTGCAAAGATGAGAACTCAAGAGACCTTTGAACCTCACGAATACAGATGACCTTCGTGTCAGGTTCCATTATCAAACGCTCTACAATAGCCTCTGCAAAGAAGTGAGATTTACCTGAAGCTCTACCCCCCTTTGCTCCTCTGTATCTTGGGGAACCTCTGCCCCCAGAAAACAAAGGCTCAGTCCATCGCGGGGTCTGTATCTTCAGATTTGTCAATGAAAACTCTTTCAATCTTTGTTGGCCCCATAGAACCGTCTGGACTACTGTGTTCGTGCGATTGGGTTTCCTTCCAACCAGCCTGTGTTTTTAGAAAAAATATCATCGCTCCAAGGTTCCCATCTCTGGCCTTTAATATAAGGTTTTTAGCGACACTTTCTATAGCTTCAGCTTTTCCCTTTTTATACTGTTCGGAAACCTCCTCATCTCTTTTCATAATCTCATAAAAAGTTGTGCGAGAAATACCAAAATAATCGGCTATCTGTTCAGAGGTCAACACAGAAGCCAAGGTTTTAACTTCATCCTTCTGCTCTCTTGTAAGCTCTACTGGTGGCCTTCCACCTAAATCTACATCATTCATAACAAATCTACTTCTATAGTTACGAATTATTTTGTAACACTTTTCTTTCTATCCGTCCAACCCAGCTTTCCAAACCAATTTTCGAAGCCTCGATGAAGACCAATTATGATCCCGTTTGTTGTAGTATATT